AGGGGGGTTTTGCAACCCCCCTTTTTCACTACATTTAGGCTCCGGGAGAGCCAAAAACACCCAACGGATCCGACCAGCCGAAGCTATAACGCTCACGGGCCTTGTAACGGACGTTGCCTGTGTCGAAGTCTCCGTCCATCGAGTTCGCCATAGGCGTACGGACAAAGTGCTTCAGACCATTGGGCACGTCAGTGGTCAGGAACCATGCGTCGTTATCGGTCAGGAAGTTGTTAACGGTATAACCCTCGGGGATCGAGCCGTTGTTCTTCAGAGCGTTGATGTCATTGTCGGCAGTACCAACACGCAACTCGGTCTCAAGGAGGCGAGTAGCGATAAACTGCAACGCAGGAGGAACAATCAGCTTACGGGGCTTGGCTGCGATTAGCAGGCCACGCTCGTCTGTCCACGCAGCGATCTGAATGACGGCATTCTCAAGAGAAGTCTCGTTCAGGTCAGCAGGAGTGGAAGGCTCGTTAGAGTTAACACCGCCAGAGATCAAGGGGTGAGCAGTCGAGAACAACTCAACGCCGTCACCACCGGGGTAGTCGGAGTCAAAGCCGTTGTTCAGGATTGCAGCAGCCTTAGTCTGCTTGGTGTAAGCCATAGCACGGGCCAGAGCCTTGGTATAGCGCGTAGCCAGAGAGTCATAGAGGTTGTCCTCAATTGCCTCTTCAGTTAGCGAGAAGCCAAGAGCGATGGTCTCGTGGTTATAGCGTGCAGTCCAAGCCTCTTGCCCGTTATCGTAGGCAATCGCACTGCCCTCGTTCTTCACCGGTGCGGCGGAGAAGCCAGACAGTTTGGTTTCCTCTTCAAACGAACGCTCGGAGGACTCGGTTTCGAAAATCTCTTTATGCTGTTCGCCGTACGTAGCGTACTCAAGGCCGAACAGGGCATTCAAGCCGGGGAGAAGTTCTTTTAGTAGTTGTGCGCGGGAAATAGCCATTTAATATGCTCCTTATACGCCAACGGCGTTGTAATACCGGTGCACACCAAAGTTCCACTTCACGATCACTTCCGTGTAAGAACCGGGTTCTCCAGCAATTGCGGTTTCAGGGACAAAGTCCACGATACGAACAGGCAACGTATCAGTGGTATTGGTTGCGTCATTGATACCCACGCGGGAGTTGCCAGTAGTGGTATTTCCAGTGTTAAGCACAAGAGCCGCGTTGCGATTTACATCGGTGCGGGTCAGGAAGCTAACAGTGGTCGTGCCAGTATCAACAACAGCGGCTTTAAACAAAGCATCCGGGTCATCCTGCACATAGGCAGTCATCGTGGAGTTTGTCAAACCACCGGGGTAGTATTGACGGAAGGTGAGTCCGAAGACTGGATCTACATAAGTACATCCAAGGAACACACCGATGGGGGTCGAAGCAGTCGTGCTGGTTTCTACAGTCAGATTGCCATCGCCGTTGAACTTGACCACATCGCCATAGAAAATAGCGGTGGCTTCGCCCGAACCGATGGGGATTTGACGGGTAGCGCCAGCAAAGACCTGACCACCGATCAAATTGATCGGAATTAGCCCGTAAGGGCCACTAACGGTAGGATATGCCATTTTTTACCTCGTAAAAAGTTAACGTCCAGTTCCAAATGACGACGTAGACTTACGCTCAGAGAACATAGGCATACGTGGGTCATTCTCTCTTAAGTAATGGTTGTCAACAGATGTCATCTGATCTTTGTTCTTCTTCGCAAAGTAAGCACTGCGTTGAACTTTAAAGTCAGACGGCATCTTGCATAACAACAGTCCACCGATCTCAATGCCGTCTTTGTATTGGCTATTGGGATCTAGGAACAATTTAAATCGAGGCTGCTCCTCAACCCGAACCGGCTCCCAGCCTTCTTTGAGTTTGGCTGAAACGTTCTTCGGATCGCGCTGCCCATTAGTAGACACACGAACCCATTTATAAGTGTAGCCAGCCTGTTTGTCTGGTTCAGGCAAGGAAGAAGCCGGTTGCCACGATTTTGGGCGCTCGGTTTCACTACGCTTCTCAAGTTCACGTGCAATTCGGTTTTCTGCCATCTTAGTTCTCCAATTTCAAAAATTCTTTTGCGTACTGCTCAGGTGTTATCCCAAGCTTCTTAATAACTGCTAGTTGCGAGTCCTTAAGTTTGACCTTTTTGGGGGCCGTACTTCTTGAAGCTGGAGCAACTACTGGCGCTGCCTTTGCACGTGGCTGGGAGGGTTTGGACTCGTCAGCCTCAATTTCTACCCCTTCTACTTCATTGAAGTATTTGGGGAAAGTCTGGCGCATCTCTTTGTCAATGCGCTTGAAATAATCATCAGTACCGCTATATGAAGAGCCATACTGATCTACTAATTCTTCATGCACACCATAAGCGTAGCTCGACATCGCCTTGTACCTTGGGCTACCGAACCATGGATTTTTTGACATCCAGTCGGCAGTTTTAGGGTCTAGCGGAGCCTTCTTAGGCTGCACATTTTGAATTTCTACTTCTTTTTCATCCGTTTGTAAAGAGGGGCGGAAGTTATTTGCGTTTTGCATTTGCAGAGCCGCCTGAGTCATTTTCTCTTGGGCTGCTGCCATTGCCTCGCCATCACCTGCGTCATAAGCCTCTTTGTATTCCTTTTTAGCCATATCCACTGCTCGCTGAGCAGCTTCTTTGGCTGTATCTGCATAGATTTTTTCACCCTCAGACAGCCGATTCTTGAGTTTTTTGTTCTCCTCAATCGCCTTCTGGGCAACCGCCAATGCCTCTTGATACTCACGCAAGGCCCTTTCCTTCTCTCGGCGCTCGTCGTGGTAAACCTTTTTCATTTGTTTGAGTTTGGACTTGACCTCATCGTCATACTGATCCAACTCGTCTTGGTCTAACTTATCGACCAATTCACGGGGCATAGGCTGACGCCCACGGTCTTCCTCCGGGGTATCGTCCTCAACTTCTACCTCGATATTTTGCTCTCGGGGTTTTCCCTTACTCTCGGGTTCTTGACCCTCGATTTCCAACTCAAAGTCTTTCTCTGCCATTTTGAAGGCTCCTTATGCTCTTGAAATACCACGTGGATCTTGGACAACACCTTCGACGGAGTCATCATTAATGATGCGGAACTCCACTCCGTGAATCTTGACGCGGGTGCCTGTGTGGGGGCGAACCAATATGAAATCACCCTCTTTGCACCACGGCCCGCTTGGGAACCGAGACGTATCTTTGTAGCAATCCGGACCCATCTTCATCACAAAAAGAACCGTTGTGAGGAGTTCTTCATAATGCACGGTGGTGTCGGACTTGATGATTCCGCTCTCGTATGTGTCGTCTATTTTGGGGATGCCGCACAGAATTCTGTACCCAGACGGATCGGGAAGTTGTCTGGCCTTCTCTTCCGGTGTTTCTGGTAGAACCGTTGCTGCATCGGGGTCATCGGGGTTTGTGCCGATCAGGATCTCACTCATCGTTTTCTTTCATCCTTTCTGAGGTTTCCATTAGAATATTATTTGCTATAAGCAAACCACGCACCATCCCACAGGAAAATTTGTAGTCCCCGTAGTCTGAAGCCTTACCCAAAGCCAAATCTCTTTGGATTACGTCTACTTCTTCCTGCACCTGTTTTGATAGGTACTTCAGAAGATCATTGTTCATTTACTCTCCTTCTTTGGTTGTCTAACTTCACGTAATACCCTTCCCATCTCAAGCCCGAGTTTTATGCCCTCGGCCTCGTTCTTGGCTGCGCCTTCGGCACGAGATTTGGCAATCTGAACGCCAAGTTTCGCTCCGTCGATTTCAGCCTGTTTCTCAACCCGCATACGCTCAATCTCAAGCTGATCGGCCCTAGCCGCCGCATCCATGATGTCTTTCTGCTTTTTGCGCTCGACTTCAGCAGCTTTGATCTGAAGTTCTTGCATCTGGATCTGCGTGAGCGGGTTCTGCATCTCAGCCTGAGCCTGCTGTTGAGCCATTTCAGCCTGATCTTTCTGAAGCAACTGTTCTGCTCCCCTTGCCGCAAGTCGGGAGATGGCGATCTCCAACTCTTCTGGCATTTCTTGGTTGGGCGGTGGCAGTTCGGCGCCAATCTCTTTCTCCATCTGACGACGGTACTCAAACGCAATGTGCTCGTTGATGTGAGCCATCATCGCAGCTTGAATCTGCTGTGCCATCGGGTTTTGACCAATGAGCGCGGCAATCTTGGGGTCCTGCATCCCTGCCATGTGGACACGGATGTGGGCTTCGTGATCTTGGTAGATAAACGCCTTGACGGGCTTACCTGTGATGACAGCCATGTTCTCGCTTATGGGATCGCGTGGTTTCTGATCCTCCGGCATCGGGACTAACTTCTCAGCGTTTCTAATGCCAAGGACCTCAAGCATCTGGCGATGCAGCATGGGCATGTCATATAGCTGGGGAGCGCCTTGGGCTAGCTGTAGTACCGCTTGATACTGGACCACCTTCTGCGACATCGTAGCCGCGTTAGGATCTGATACAGGGATGACATCAACTTGGTCATAGTCTGACTGCTTGACTGATCGTGTACCTTCGACTGGCTCATATGAGTAGTCCTCTGGAGTGTAGTCACGAATAATCGCCTTGAGGAGTTTGAACTCCTGCTTCATCGAGTAGTGGATCCGTGCCTGAACGGCACTCATCACCTTGAGCATGCGCTCAAGAATCGCCAGCGTTGTACCGACTGGGCTTTGAGCAGACATATCACTGACCTTGAGGTCAGCAATCGCCGCGAACCGGCGCCCATCATCGACAATCTTGTCCAACAACTGAGCCAGAACGAGCGACGGCTCCTTGTAGGGCAGGGTCATGATGTTGTCTTTGATCGTGCCACTGGGCACGTCTACATCTCGGAACTCGGCTGGAGCGATCGGCGTATCGTCGCCTTTGACCCTCAGTCCCCGGGTTTTGAATCCTCCGGGAAGATTCGACAAAGTACCTGCGTCCACCAACTGGCGGATGATAGAAGTACCAGACTTGGCAAAAGAGCCAATAAGATGAATAAGCCCAAAACAATAGAACCCAAACCCCGGGATATATCCGTAATGAACGAAATGATTACGTTTTCCTTTGAGGGGATCATCTGGGTGCCAATTTCTTCTGATTGCTAGGATCGTCTGAGTCTGCTTCTCAATAGTGACAACGTAAGGTAGCGCAATCCCAGTCGGTTCGTTATTCTCGCCCTCATCCTCATAACCCGGTAGGTCGAGATCAACATGCATCTCGAGAATCTTATAACGATCATCTGAGGTTGCTTGGAACCCCATCTTCTCTGCGATCTTTTTCTCCACCTCATCGAACGTATCCTGTGGGTCTGGCATATCCACATCTCTGTAGAAGCCCGCGACCTGAAGTTTTCTCATCTCGTTCGGAGTTTTACGCATCACGTGTGTGACCCGCTCCGAAGTCTCAAGGCTTGA